GATATTTTTACGTTAGTAAATAACTGTAAGTGTTTAAGTAAGCTTTGCACACTAGCTGGAAAATATGGATATAATCCGGCTAAGACAACACTTTCTACTCCTTCTGCTGAGAAATGATCAACAAGTGCATACATACTTAAAATAATATTAATAAATTGATCTATTCTCCTTCCTCCAAAATCAGAAGAAAAGCTACTAAACTCTAATAGTAGCTTAGCTAGTAAAATATAAAATCTTTTATTTATTTTCTTAATGGCTCTTTCAGTTGTTTTCATGGCCCCGTTTGCAGCATTTAAAATTGTTGTAAACACAGAAAGAAAATCAGTTAATCCCTGGGCTTTAAACCCAGAGAAATAATTCTTTACTCTCTCTCTACTAACATTTCCAATAACTTTAACTTTAAAATTGGTAAAAGTTATTGTGGGAGATTCAATACGCTTAAAAACCTCTTTAGTAACGCATACGGTATTCAAGTTACGAGCATAAAACAAAAAATATGGATTGACTCTCACTACCTCCTGATCAGTTGTTTTAACACTATCGTAATAACTCAAAGAGCTTTCTTTCTTATTTTTTTTGTTAATGTCCTTTAAACCTTGATTAATTTTCTTATTATCACAGTTCATTTTTGTTTTTTATTTTAAAATATATAATCCACCATCCTAAACTAAATAGCTCCATGCGTATTCTAGGTTTGACAGCAAATGTGGGTAACTCAAACGTGAGTAAAAGATAAAACTAAATTAATTTTTAAAATATATAGGTTATATAATTTTTAACTCTTAAAGCTTTGAGGCCTCGAACCACAATCCTTAGAGGGGACAAGCCTCTACCAATTGTTTTCCAATACATATAAAAAACTATTTAGGCATAACATTCAAAAGATTCCTTTAGCGGCACCATGCGCGCAAAGGTTAAAACTTTAATAAATGAAACACTCAAAATAATTCTTCCTACGTAAAGAAATAAGTCTCGTTATTTTAGACGAACGCGGGTTTTCACGTACGTTGCCTAATCAACTACCGAAACTAGAGAGAAAGGTTAGCAACTCTCTGTGCGAAACACCGATTTGTACCTTCTATACTTTAGTCGAATTCTATTTATTCCTTAAAAATGCCAAAAATCACGATCAAAATGGAAAAGCAAAACGTCGATACCAACATCACTTCACAATGACATTGTTGGAAAAACTTCAACAAAAGGTTGACCAGGGACTATACAAAAGAAAACTTTTGTATAGATCCTGATCTCCTTTATATTGAAAT